AAAAAGCGGCTGTAAGTGAAGAGGCTGATTTATTAGAGTCCATGCCTGACTGGAAAGCTAGGGTACTAGGTTTACGGAAAGAAGATGTTATTTAAGTGTATATACAGTTATGGCATTCATAACCTCAGGACCGATTTATCTCTCTGGGCAGGGAGATAATAGTGTCTACTCTTTTATTACTGGTGCTGGTGGTACAGTCAGCACACTATCTTTAAGTGGGTTATATTCAGCCGCTTCAGGTGCAGGTATAACACTATCGGGGTCGGCATCATACTCTACCCCTTATTTGGCAAGTGATTTCTATGGTATGGCATCGTGCTGTGTATTGGCAGAAGATGGAACTTGCATTGAAGGAGAAGCCGGCGGAACCGTTGAATTAGAAGCATGCCCTTAAACAGTAACAAATTTCGTATATTACATATTAACTAGTGTATAAATTATCAAAATGAGCACCAAAATATCAGAATTCCCCACTACGGGAGAAGCACCTAGCGGATCGTATCTACCCATCGCTTTCGACGGGGCAAACTATAAACTAAAGGCCGATAACTTCAGTAGTGGCTGGGTAAATACCGATGGTACTACTTCAGTTGCTGATGGAGCGACTTTGGAATTCGATCACGGACTAGGCACTACAGATGTAATTATATACGCGTATTATGCGGATGATGCAGATGGTACGAACGCAAAACATCTTCACACTGCTGTTTATACAGGGGGAATATCTGGCGGTGGCGCCACTGCCGAAGCAGAAGGATACGAAATCACAGCAATCACCACCTCTAGTGTTACTATGCAACTTGGCAGCAATGGTATTTGGACGAGTCTTGCCTCAGATGGGACTACAGACACAAATGAAAATGATCAAATTAGCTATTCTGGTAAGTACATAAAGTTATTGTTAGTAAGAGTATAAACGAGTACGCTGGGTATAAAACATCTTTAAATACTCTATTTTTTTTATATAATAAGAATAGAGGTTTATGGAAAAAGTCGTCTGCGCAGAATGCGGGCAAGAGTTTAAGTCTGACTCTGCCCTGCATAAACATATAAAGGTCCACAAGTTAACTGTGGCCGAATACTATACCAAGCACTACCCTCGGTATAACAAGCTTACCGGTGATCCCCTTCCCTATAAGAACAAATTCGACTATTTCAACACAGACTTCTCTACAAGAGCACAAATGATCAAATGGTGCAATAAAACAGAAGATAAACAACAAGTAAAAGAATACATAATAAAACAACTAAAGAACAGGGTAGATCAAAAGAAATTAAAGTATGCACCTAATCATCTAGAAATAGAAATAAATAAACTACCGCCAATTGATTTGTATAAGGAGAATTTCGGCGGTTATGGACAAGCTTGTAAAGAGCTTGGCCTTGAACCAATATACTGGCAAGGAATCAAACAGGATTTCTTCAAGGAGAATAATTTAATAGAAAAAATCCCAATCTACATAGACACCCGAGAACAAAAGCCTCTTTCTTTTAAACAGAGCAAAGAATTGAAGCTGGACTTTGGCGATTACACAATGGGAGGGGATTACTATACTTATACATTTGTTGACCGCAAAAGCGAGGGGGACTTCAAGGGCACCATGGCTGGAGGGTTCAAAAGGTTTCAGCGAGAGTTGCATAGAGCAAAAAACTTCAATGCTTATTTATATATTGTTGTTGAAAGCTCGCTCCAAGCGATAGCAAGAAATAATAACTTTGGTCCACACAAAAGCAACCTTGCATATGTATGGCACAACATGAGAATGTTGACCCACGAGTTTCGTGGTCATTGCCAATTTATTTTTACTGGTAACAGAACTAATTCTGAATTAATTATTCCTAAGTTGCTTTATTACGGCAAAAAGCTTTGGAACGTTGATTTGCAATATTTTATAGATAATAATGACTTGGATAGCTGGAGAGCAACAGGAGAGGGATAACTACTCTTCTTCGATAAACGAAGAGATTCTCGCCAAGAAGGGTTTTCTTGAAGAGCGAGAGGCTAAGCTTCTTTTATATAAATTTCTTCGAGCTAATACTACTTTTGCAGTGGATATGCTTAGTGGTATTAAATTATTTCCTTTTCAGCATATGGCTGTTAAGGCTATGCTTGAATCTGATTATTTTATGGGCGTATGGTCTCGTGGTATGTCTAAATCATTTACTACTGGTGTTTTTGCTTTCTTGGATGCCATCCTCAACCAAGGGGTTGAAATTGGCATTATATCCAAGTCTTTTCGTCAGTCTAAAATGATATTTAAAAAAATAGAAGATATTCTTGCAAAGCCCGAGGCGGCGATGTTAGCGCAGTGCGTTACTCGAAAAGCGAAGAACAACGACCAATGGACCTTAGAGATAGGCACGAGTCGCATTCATGCCTTACCGCTTGGAGACGGCGAGAAACTTCGGGGCTTTAGGTTTCATCGAATTATTATTGATGAGTTTCTGCTGATGCCTGAAAGAATTTATAATGAAGTTATTGTACCGTTCCTTTCGGTTGTTGAAAACCCAACTGAACGTGAAGAACTTTATAATTTGGAAACCAAGATGATCGAAGAAGGAAGAATGACTGAGGAAGATCGTCATGTGTGGCCTAATAATAAACTTATAATGTTATCATCGGCATCGTACAAATTTGAATATATGTACAAACTGTATGAAAAGTTTGAGCACCTCATTACCGGCCAGATTCCCGAGGATGGAAATGCTCACCGGGCAATTATGCATTTTAGTTATGATTGTGCTCCCCAGCAGCTTTACGACCAGAATCTCATAAACCAAGCAAGGGCAAGTATGAGCCAAAGCCAGTTTGATCGAGAATTTGGGGCTGTTTTTACAGATGATAGTTCGGGGTACTTCAAAATTTCCAAAATGGCTAATTGTACCGTGCCAGATGGAGATAACCCCTGTGTGGAAGTAGCAGGCGAGCCTAGCGATGAATACATCCTCTCGTTTGACCCTAGCTGGGCCGAGACAGAGAGTTCGGACGATTTCGCTATTCAGGTATTCAAATTAAACAACTCAAGCAAAACGGGCACCCTAGTCCACAACTATGCCCTATCTGGGGGAAGGCTCAAGGACCACATCTTTTATTTTTATTATTTATTAAATCGTTTTAATATTAAATTTATTGTAGGTGACTATAATGGTGGGGTGCAGTTTATAAATGCTTGTAAAGAAAGTCGGCTGTTTAAGGATAGTCCTGTTCGGTTTGGTATTCTAGCTACTGAGCTGGATAAAATAGAAAGCTACCAAGACTCCCTACTAAAAGCACGGGGAGAAATGAATACTGCACTAGAAAACAAGGAAATCCCTTGTATTCTCCGAAAGCCTACTTCTCGGTGGATTAGAGAAGCGAACGAGCTTCTGCAGGCGAACTTTGACCACAAAAGAATATTTTTTGGAGCTAGGGCAGTTAATGATGATTACCAAAGGCAAAGAGCGAAAAGAATCCCCATCAAGGAGTTACAATTTCTTAGAGGTCTAGATGCCCAAGAAAAACAAAGCGATGCAGCGAAAATGATTGATTTCGTAGAGCATCAGTACGACATGATGGAAAGAACCAAGGCTCAATGTGCTTTAATTCAAATTAAGACAACTGCTCAAGGGACACAGACATTTGACCTGCCAGATAACCTCAGGAGACAGACAGGAGCTGATAAAGTTCGCAAGGACTCCTATTCGGCTTTGGTTCTAGGCAACTGGATGATAAAAACATATTACGATATCACTAATATAAAGAGGGATCCTGTAGAGACAACCTTCACTCCTATGTTTGTTGCCTGAAAGTCTCAAAGTTAACTTTTAACTTTTATTAGACTTTTGCTTTTGTTTCGTGTATTATCGTTACATGAGTAAACGTAAGTATACAAAGAAGTCCGAATACTGGAAAAGGTTTGAGGGTGAGAATAACAATCTGGAAGACCTCACCAAGCAAATGAATGGACAGGAGCCACTTTGGAATCCTATCTTAGCAGGAGAAGGTTACTACACCCAAACCTCTCAAGCTTACGACAGGGCTGGATCTCAGTCGAGTGCAGTATCCAGAACCAACACAAGGCTGAATAACAGTGCCATTGCCCCAAAGCTGTGGAAGTATGCTAATATTCGCGAAGGGCTGTTACCATATCATTATACCAAGACCGGTGCGGATGTTAGGGATTGCATTTTATTATGTCAGAAAGCTTATGCTAATATTCCTATCTTTCGTAATGTTATTGACATTATGTCGGAGTTTGCTAATACGGAACTTTATATTGAGGGTGGCACAGAGAAATCCAGAAACTTTATCGATAAGTGGCTCCAGAAGATTAAAGTATGGAATTTAAAAGATCAATACTTTAGAGAATACTATAGAAGTGGCAATGTTTTTCTTTATAGGCTTGATAGTAAATTTACTACCGAAGACTTTGCGAGGATGTCCACTATTTATGGATCGGAGTTTTTAAAACCGGGCCAAATTCCCATCAAGTATATCTTGCTTAACCCTTATGATATTGCAACTGTTAGGTCTACCAACTTCCATGGTCAGAAAAAAAAAAAAATACTTTCTGAGTTTGAATTGGAAAGACTGCAAGAGCCTAAGACCGAATACGATCAAGAGGTCTTGGAAAGCTTACCCAAGAAAACTCAAGAGTTAATTAAGTCAGGTGGTTATGGTT